TATGCTGTAGAAAAGTTCTATAAGAAAGATCCGACATTTACTAATGTCGTTGTACCCAAAACAAAAGTTGTATTCAAAGATGATCCACTTAAGAAAGTGGGTTGTATATCAGCAGTCGAAGCAAAAGAAGCGACAGACTATCTCAATCATAGACAGATTCCCAAAGATAAATGGGATGATCTGTACTATATCGAAAATTGTCAATCTCTAAGTTTGCTCGATTATAAGTATAAAGATAGAGTATTTGGAAATGACCCAAGATTGATTTTGCCTTTCTATTCAAGACAAGGCAAACTGATTGGAGTTTCAGGTAGGGCTCTTAACAACAATAAACTTAGATATCTAACACTAAAATTTGATGATCAAGAATCTCTCATCTACGGCTTACGAACAGTCGATTATAATAAAAAAGTTTATGTTACAGAAGGACCCATTGATAGCTTGTTTCTCCCGAATGCAATCGCAGTCGCAGGATCTGATTTCTCAAAGTTAAAGTCTTATGTACCAACAGAACAAGCTGTGGTAGTGTTTGACAATGAGAGAAGAAATTCTGAACTGATAAAGAAAATGAGTCAAATCATTGACGATGGTTTTGAAATCTGTTTTTGGCCAAAGCACATAAAACAGAAAGACATTAATGACATGATACTAAATGGTCTATCAGCGAATGTTGTCGAACAGACAATAAATGAAAATAAATTTTCGGGGTTATCAGCAAAGATGGCCTTGAGTGACTGGAGTAAAGTAAGTGGGTGAGGTAGAGACTAAGATAGTCAAAAGAAGTGGTGAGTTAGAACCAATAGATTTAGAAAAAGTACATAGAATGGTAGAAGCGGCTTGTAAAGATGTCGCTGGCGTATCAGAATCATCCGTTGAGATGAATTCAGGATTACAATTTTATGATGGGATCACATCAACAGAGATACAGAGTATTCTTATTAAGAGTGCTGCTGACTTAATTAGTTTGGAGACCCCAAATTATCAGTTTGTAGCTGCTCGATTGTTGTTGTTTCAAATTAGAAAAAGTGTGTTTAACACTAAATGGAAAGATTCAAAGATTTATCCTCCATTGAAAGATATCGTCACACGAAACATCAATTATGAAGTGTATGACGAAGAACTTATCACATACTATGATGATGAGGAGTGGGATAAATTAGACAGTTATATGAAACACGATAGAGATATGTTGTTTACATATGCTGGATTAAGACAAGTAGTTGACAAGTATCTTGTACAAGACAGAAGTTCTGGTAAGATATTTGAATCACCTCAATATATGTATATGTTGATAGCTGCTGTACTGTTTAAGAACTATCCGAAAGACAAGAGGTTATCTTATGTCAAAAGATACTACGAAGCTGTTTCAACATTTAAAATCAATATTCCAACCCCTATCATGGCTGGTATTCGGACTCCTCTTAGGCAGTTTGCTAGTTGTGTATTGGTTGATTCTGATGATTCTCTTGACAGTATTTTTAGTTCTGATATGGCTATTGGTCGTTATGTGGCTCAGCGTGCGGGAATTGGCATTAACTCTGGTAGGATCAGAGGATTGGGTTCAAAGATTAGGGGAGGAGAAGTACAGCACACAGGAGTCATTCCGTTTCTTAAGAAATTTGAATCAACAGTACGCTGCTGTACTCAAAATGGCGTTCGTGGTGGTTCGGCGACAGTTCACTTTCCGATCTGGCATCAAGAAATAGAAGACATAATAGTACTCAAGAACAATAAGGGTACAGAAGACAATAGAGTAAGAAAACTAGATTACTCAATACAATTATCTAAACTGTTTTATCAACGATTCATGAATAATGAAGACATAACACTATTCAGTCCTCATGAAGTCCCAGGACTTTATGAAGCATTCGGCACAGAAAAGTTTGATGAACTCTATGAACAATATGAAAGAGCATACTCAGTACCCAAAACAAAAGTAAACGCTCAGACATTGTTCATGGAGATTCTCAAAGAGAGAGCTGAGACAGGCAGAATCTATCTAATGAACATAGATCATTGTAATAGTCATTCATCATTCTTTGAAGATGAAGCGAAGATTAGTATGTCGAATCTATGTCAAGAGATCACACTTCCAACAAAGCCATTACAATCTTTTGACGATAGAGACGGAGAGATAGCTCTTTGTATTCTATCAGCGATTAATGTAGGGCAGTTGACTAGTGATCTAAAAGACTTGCCAGAACTATGTGATCTAGCAGTAAGATCATTAGATGAAGTTATTGATTATCAAGAATATCCTGTAGAAGCAGCTAGATTATCTACAGAAAATAGAAGAAGTCTTGGCATAGGATATATTGGCTTAGCACATTTTCTAGCAAAGAACAAACTCAAGTATGACGATAAAGAAGCACATAAACTTGTACATAGATTGTCAGAACATTTTCAATACAATTTATTGAAAACTACAGTTGATTTAGCAAAAGAGAAAGGCTCTTGTGGATATGTTAGTCAAACTAAGTATCATGGTGGATTACTCCCGATAGATCACTATAAGAAAGATGTAGACAGTATTGTCAAGCCAGAATATGAATGTGATTGGGAGTCATTAAGAGAAGAAGTAGTCAAGTATGGAGTAAGAAACTCTACATTAAGTGCTCAGATGCCGTCAGAGAGCTCCTCAGTAGTATCTAATGAGACAAACGGGATAGAACCTCCTAGAGACTATCTAAGTATCAAAAAGTCTAAAAAAGGACCTCTAAAACAGATTGTGCCGGGATATCCACATCTTAAGAACAATTACACATTACTATGGGATCAGCCAAACAATGACGGATATATCAAAATAGTAGCTGTCATGCAGAAATTCTTTGATCAAGCAATCTCAGGCAATTGGAGTTATAATCCTGAGAACTATGAGAACAATGAAGTCCCATTATCAGAAATGGCCAAAGATATGTTGAATACATATAAGTATGGCTGGAAAACTTCTTATTATCAGAACACATACGATAGTAAAACAGACGAAGATATCGAACTTGATAACACTGCAGTAGACATAGTAATGAATGACAACTATGAAGATTTTGAAGATGAAGAAGATTGTGAGGCATGTAACATATAATGAGCGTATTTAATAGACACAAAGTCAACACACTAAAACAGCCGATGTTCTTTGGAGAAGAAATGTCGGTACAACGATATGATGATTTCAAATACCCAATATTTGATAAATTAACACAAACACAACTAGGGTACTTTTGGCGACCAGAAGAAGTATCTCTACAAAAAGATCGAAACGATTATCAATCACTAGACGAAGGACAAAAACACATCTTTACGAGTAATCTAAAGTATCAAACACTTTTAGACTCAGTACAAGGCCGTGGTCCAGCATTAGCTCTTCTGCCGTATTGTTCTATTCCAGAACTTGAGGGCTGTATATTAGCATGGGACTTTATGGAGTCTATACATAGTCGATCATACACATACATTGTGAAAAATTTATACTCAAATCCTACAGAAGTGTTTGATACAATACTAGACACAAAAGAGATTGTATCAAGAGCTGAGTCTGTGACAAAAGGATATGACGATTTTATTGAATATGCAAACAAATGGAAACTTGGGCAAGTCAATGATGTAAGAGAACTCAAAAGACGATTTTATCTAATGATGATCTCTATTAACATACTTGAAGGCATTCGTTTCTATGTTTCATTTGCATGTACATTTGGATTCGGCGAGTTGAGACTCATGGAGGGATCAGCGAAGATTATTTCATTGATTGCTCGTGATGAGTCTCAGCACTTAGCTATTTCACAACATATCATCAAAAACTATCAAAAGTTTGAGAATGATAAAGAGATGTTGTCTGTAATGCAAGAGTGTGAAGACGAAGTTTACGATATGTATAGACAAGCTGTACAAGAAGAAAAAGATTGGGCAAAGTATCTGTTTAAAGACGGATCAATGATTGGCTTATCAGAAACACTTCTAGGCAACTATGTTGAATATATCGCAAACAAAAGATTGAAAGGGATCGGACTCAAGCCGATCTTTGATATCTCAACAAGAAACAATCCCTTGC